TTCATTCTAATTCCCATTGGTCGTGGCATTTAAATATTATATTATATATACATTAGAATATATAATATACTAAACATTAGATTAATTATTTGTTATCTTCAATAATGATGACCAAAATTGTTTATTTTGTTTTTTATATATTTCCTCCTGTTCCACTAATCGCATAGCTCGTTCTGTATCCCGGTCTTGTTCTTCATTATGTCTTTCTAATAGTTGTCGTTTTGACTCTGCATTATTCATTGGTGTTATATTCTGTCTACTTCTTTCTTGTTTAATATCCTCTAATGACGAATATGCCTTACTTTTATCGTAATCGGTTTCATCTACGCTTAATACACACTCGTCTCTATACACTGTTCTTAAATCACCACCACTAAATGAGCCTTTCATACTACCACCTAATCCATAACTACCTCCGCCTAATTTTCCACCAGCTATCGCTTGCGGAGTTTGTGCTATTGTTATTGCGTGTTCTCTATTACGCTCTTTCATTATTCTAAATTTCTCTTTATCGTCTTTTTCTTCCGTATATAAATCATCGTTAGATGACATCCAATCACCATAACCATCTTCATCTTCCTGATTTATATAGTTTTTTTCAAACGCATCATTAAACCATTTGCTGAAATTTGCCTTCTTACTTATTTTATTAACTATCTGCTGTTCAGCGCTTTCTTCACGTTTTGTTTTAATATTATTTTTACCATTATTGCCGTTATTGCCGTTATTGCCGTTATTATTAATGATAGGATCCATTCCCATATATTCTTCATAAGTCATTTCACCATGCTTTGTAACATCTAAATTTGTTTTCTTATTCTTAAACTCATTAACCTTATATAATAATTTATATGCCTTTGAAAAAAATATAAAATAATTTTTATCTAATTTAGATTTATCTGGGTGCATTTTTAAAACAATACTCTTTGCTGATTTAAATTCATCAGCAGTAAAATCGCGTTTTAGTTTAAACAAATCTAATAATTCATCTAATGTATAATTATCTATATTCAAATCAAACTCAGACATATATTATATGTATTATTATTAATTTTATATTAATAACTATAATAAATATAATAACTATAATAAATATTTTAAATAACATTAATCATATCCTGAAGATACATTGTTATCGAATAACCTACAAATATTCTTAGCATATTATAGTAATATCCTTTCCATAATGTATTTTTTTCTATCGTTTCTGTTATAGTATCTGTTATACCCTTTCTTTTTGTTTTATAATTTACGAAAAAGGTCTCAAGTGGATATACAACTGTCATTGCTGCTACAGCAGTACCACCACCTAACAGAAAATGTATTATTTCATTATCAGTTTCTATTGTGTTATAACTATAAAAATGTAAAAAAGTTCCGATTAATTCCTTATAAAATATAAATTCCCATCCACCTTTAAATAAAGGTCGCCCTAGTTGTCTTTCTAATTTTATATTATGATAAGGTATCTCAACTATACCATTATAAATTCCTGCTATTAATACTGCCAATAAAAATGAATAGGGTTTTATCATAGTAAAAATTTGGAATCTCATTCCGTTTGTTAAACTACTAAAAATAACCGGTGCTTCAATACCGGCAAACGTTGGGACATTTTCATTTGTTTGTACTTTAACCTTTAATGTTTCTATTGGATATGTTGCTAGTATTCCAATATTACACGCTATACATCTATAAGCAAATGCTATCATATTATATGAAATTAATTATTTTATATAATACATTATTCTTATATTGATTTTATTGTTGCTTTTATGTTATATATTCACCATTAAAAACAGATAATTCAAAATCTTTTATATTATTAATATTGCCATAAGTGTTAATTACCGATTTTTTCAAATCATCTAATTCTTGGTATATAACTTTATCTGCACCTATACATTTGGCTATTTCATCATCTGTTCTATTATGAGCAACTAACTCAGTTGCCATTGGTATATCTATACCATAAACGTTCTTGTATCTAATTTGAGGACAACAGGAAGAAAAATATATCTTTTTAGCACCCGCATTTCTTAATTCTTTTACAATATGAAAACACGTATTTCCTCTTACTATACTGTCATCTACTATAATTATATTTTTATTATATACCTCTTGTTTAACAATAAATAACTTTTGTCTTATATTATTTGTTCTAGTAGCGTTGTTTTTCATTATAAATGTTCTATCTATATATCTATTTTTTATTATCCCAAATTTAATAGGTATATTTAATTCTTCAGATAACTTACATGCTGAAATAGTACTAGTATCAGGTATTGGAATTATAGCAGAAACTTCGGTTAATTCTTCTGTTGATAATTCCTTTCTTATTTTTGATGCCAAATAATATCCCATATTTGTACGGGCTTCATATACGGATATGTTATGTATTATTGACTCAGGTCTTGCAAAATAAACATATTCAAACATACACGGTCTAATATCTAATCCACGTCCATCATATTTTAATCCAGATGAACTAACTAATATGCTTCCAGTATTATAATTTACATTTTCAATATTTATATTATTACGTACAATATAAACCTCTCCAGGTTTTATATCACCCAGTTTACTATATCCTAATACATCAAGAGCAATACTTTCTGATACAAATAAATAATTGTAATTATTGTCACCATATATTAAGGGTTTAATAGCATATTTATCACAAAAAGCAACTAATCCAAAATTTTCTATTAATAATAATACACTATATGAACCACTTATATTGCGATATAGATCTATTAATATCTTAGACAATATATCAGGCAATTCTTTTAAAATATCCGCTTTTTTTGTGTCATTATAATATTCATCAATCTTACAACATATATAGTTGAGTAAAACTTCCGTATCGGAATCCGATTTAAATATATAACCATTTGATATTAATTTCTTTTTGATATCTTCGTAATTATAAACATTTCCATTGTGAACTATAGATATATTAAGATTGGTTTTAGTTTTACAGGAAAAAGGTTGATTTTCACCATCTGTTTTACCTGATGTAGTTGGATATCTAACATGACCTATGGCAATGTTACCCGGTATTTTTGATAATTCATCATATGAGATATTATTTTTAACTAATCCAGTTCCTTTAAAAACTGAATTCTCGTTATCATTATTAATTAAATAACCGCAAGAATCCTGACCTCTATGTTGAATATTCATTAATGATACATATAAATCATTTGTAAGTGTTGCATTATTATCCTTTGCTTTTGATATAATACCTGTAATTCCACACATAAAATTATAGGATATTTGTAATTAAATATATTATAACAACATTAATTATTAAGTTAATTTATCTTAATTTATCTTAATTTATCTTAATTTTATATATTAATTTTATGGGATATAATTACATAAATATACATCAGATATTAGAAACAACTCAGGTTTCTAATATTTGTAAAAAAATAGAATGTTGCGTATGTGAATTAACTTTAAGTACAGTTGTTATTATTTACATTTTATATACAACCTATTAGCGTCATTAATTTACCGCGTCATTAATTTACCGCAGCAGTTTCTCTGCTACCGCAGCAACTTAATAATTTACAGATGCTAAGGCATCTGTTGATGTCTTCTTTGTTTAATTTACCGTCACCGTTTAAGTCTAATACGCTGGCATTTACCTTAAGTTTACCATTAGCGGCATTTATTACCATATCAATTGCTGCAGGTATAGAATTAACTAATAAATCAGAGCAATTATCTTTTACATCTTCTGCGGCAAATTGATCAATTAATTCCTTGAGTATAGTTATAACCATCTGTTTCGCTTGAGACCCAGATAATTTCTTTATATTTTTGATGTCTTCAACTATTTCCATTGTTACCTCAAGGATATGCCATAATGTAGATATTTGTATTACTGGTTTACCATCTTTCTTTTGTGGTATATTGCTTATTACCATATTTAATGCAGGTTTTACTAAATTACTTACGTTAGTTTTAGTTGCTAAGGCGTTCATGAGGTCTTTATTAATACCTTCAACCATTTCTATATTACCTAAAGCTTCATCAATATTTTCCTTAACTATTTCAGTAACAACCTCGGTTATTTCTTCTTTAGCATCATCATTTTTTTCCTCTGTGGTTGGTTCTTCTTCAACAACCTCTTTTTCTTCCGCCACTTCTTCTTCCGCTACTTCTTCTTCCGCTACTTCCTTTTCTTCCGCTACTTCTTCTTCAACAACTTCCTTTTCTTCCGCTACTTCCTTTTCTTCCGCTACTTCCTTTTCTTCCGCTACTTCCTTTTCTTCCGCTACTTCCTCTTCCACTTCTTCTTCAACAACTGGTTCTTCGGCTACTTCTTCTTCGGCTACTTCTTCTTCGGCTACGGGTTCTTCTACTACGGGTTCTTCTACTACGGGTTCTTCTACTACGGGTTCTTCTACTACTGGTTCTTCAACAACTGATTCTTCTACTACGGGTTCTTCTACTACGGGTTCTTCTACTACGGGTTCTTCTACTACGGGTTCTTCTACTACGGGTTCTTCTACTACTACGGGTTCTGGTTTCTTTGGAACTTTTTTAATTACCTTTCTTACTACTTTTTTAAGAACCTTTTTAGGAGCAACTGGTTTTTCTTCAGCAACTGGTTTTTCTTCAGCAACTGGTTTTGATTCAGCAACAACCTTATCTTTTGCTAATAAATCACTTAATAATGGTGTGCTTGCTTTTACCTCCGATTTAGGATCAACTTTTTTAACAGGTCTTTTAACTAATACTTTTCTGACAACGGTTTTTGTTTTTTTGGGACTTGCGGTTTCCATTTTATATTTATAAAACTAGTTTAGATTTTAATTTAAACTAATTATCTTAATTATACATTTTACACATTATCCTAAATTTATTAAACATAATTAATTATATAATTTAGCACACTCAACAAAGAAAGCATTTATTTGACCAACATCTGAACCGCTTATAGAACAATCAGGCGCTAAACGATTAGTATTACCCTTCTTATAACCTAACATAACAGGAATACCCGTTACTACTTTTTTACTTTTCATAAAAGCATATAAATCAAAATTTTCATCAGTATCTAATTCAGCAACAAGTACATCTTCCGGAAGTTGACCAAATATTTTATTCACACCATCTTTTATACTTTGACATGGTTTACACCACTCTGCTGTAAATTTAATGATGACAAATTTGGGATTAACATTAAGCAATTCTTGAAAAGTTTCTCTATCAAGTTCTTCAATAATTTCACTTGGCATTCTATTATTTAAATAACTAATATTATTTTTAAATAAAAAAATAACATTAAAACTATATCAATTTTATTCAAAAATATTATATCAATATTTATATCAATATTTATATCAATATCAATATCAATATCAATATTTATATCAATATTATGAATCTACTATAGCTGATAACATATTAATATCAATATGAGGTAATTGTGGATGACATTCCCAAAAATACTTACAAAATGCCCATTTGAATTTAGCTTCATCGTTTACATCTATATACCATGGCATATCCTTTATCTTAATATGTATCTCTGTTGGAAGATAATATAAAGAGGGTTTTGGAAGAACATACGCTAACTGAGTATTATTCGTAACTGGATTAGCAGGTTTTTTAGTTATAAATTCGGTATCAAAATATGGTGTATATTTAATTAGATCACGTAGAAGAGGTGGATAATCATATTTATAACACCAACGCCAATCCATACAACCTGTTGTATAATACATCATAGTCCATTGTAAACCTTCTAAATAATTAATACATATCTGTTTAACTCTATCATCTTTTACTTCATCCATACCAAATAAAATTTGATAATACCGATGGTTCCAATAAGGCGTACCTGGATTTATATATTTTTCAACAGTTAAATCCTTCGTAGGCATACTTGTAAATTTGTACATTTTATCATCAATCGTATTATTAGCGATTCTTCTTTTTTCAATCTTAATTCTGCTATTAAAATTATTTAATGCATATTCTTCTTCTCTTTCTCTTAATTTAAGTATCAACTTCCTTAAATTACTCCATTTTATATTAACGCCATCAAATATGTATTCATCTACGCTAAATGTTTCTCTATATGTTTCAATTAAAATATCTATTCCATTTGTTCGTATATTAATGCTTGGAAAATGAGGTAAGAAATCATTACCGAGCATAAAGCAAATAAATATATAATCAAACATTTTCTCATTTCTATATTTTTCACCAATATCAACATTTGATTGTTCTTCTAAAATAGGAGATAATTCTTTATGCAAATGTATAGACAATTCTTTAATATTCAATAAATAGGTTTCATTAGGTTCCAAATCAGGATCAATACTCTTAATAAATTCAGGTGCTTCTCTATAAAGATATATATTATCGCAAAATCGCAAATGATTTAAGCTCAACATAATTAAATCCGCATCTAGACCATATATAATCGTATTTTTTCCCAGATGTTCATTAGGATTATCACGTATGTACTGGTATATTTTATGTTCCCCTTCACCAACTTCATCGCTTGCGCTTACAATAACATTTAAACCACTGCTATTAGAGCTGCTATTGCCTTGTAAAATATTATATTTATTCGTAAAATATTGTTGTACCTTATTATCCAAGTTTTTCATAAATGGTGTACCTGGTGTAATCATAGTGGTATCAAAACTTTTCTTATGATTTGGATTAATTTGTTTTGTAATCATATCAGTATATAATGATTTAAATCTGCGTGTTCGTTGCTGTTCCAACTTAGCAACAGGAGCAATTCCATCAAATGCAATATATACATTTCTAGTTGGTTTAATTTTTTTAATTAAATCATCAAGTTCTTTGCATATTAAATCTAATATAAAATTTTGATAATTTAACAACGATTCATACTTATTTTCGTCATATTCATTTGTTCTTATCATATCATAAATAATACTATTGCTGTCAATATAAAAGTTGTTTATTTGATATTCGCCATTAAATTTTGATATGATATACTTGTGATTTTTTATAATATATGAAAAGTAACTTGGTATACCCATATTTAAATATTAATATTAATACTATTAATTAATATAAAACATCATAATTATTTATATCAATTTAATTAAATTATTAAAAATCATATATATATTTTTAAGAAACTTTTAGAATAATTAAATATTTAAATATAATATATTATGAAAAATACAAAAACAGATGCTAGATTTGAATTAATATCAAAAAAAGTAGATTCATTCAAAGATATTATTATAAAAACCACCTTATCTTTACAAAAATATAAGATATTAGATATTATATCATCTAGCGATATTAATAACTCCATAGATAGTTTAAACGAAACAAATATATTATTAGATAAAATAAAAAATAAAATAAAAAATAAAATAAACAATAAAACATCATCTGCTAAGATTGATAACATAATAAATGATTTACAAGAAATAAATAATAATATAGCATTAATATTTAAGAATTATGGAACAGAAAATATTAATGATTTAATAAAAATATGTGTTGGAAACGAGTTTAACAAAATATTAAAAGAAACAGATGATATTAATAAATATAAACTAATATCTAAATATTTTCATCCTATATCATATAAAACTATTGATATAGAAGAACCTGATATATATGAAAATAAAAATAATAACAGGTCTATATTTTGTTATGATTTATCTATAAATTCTAATAACTTTCAAATAAAAGTATATGGTATTAAAGTATTATTCAAATTATCTAGCAATAAAAATTTAGAGGTAAATGGCATTATAGATGATGTTAACATTAATTTATTAGATAGTGAATTAATATTACATAAATTACAGAATCTAAAAGATAATAATGAAACTAATAATATGACGGATGATAAAACTGCTGATAAAACAGCAGAATTCAATAGATATATAAATAGTTTATCCTTAAAAGAGTTATTAATATATAATACACAAGAGTTATATGAAAAATATATAGGTTATATGAGCAATTTAACATTGATAAAACAAAAACCGCTTTCTTTACTAATAAATGAATTTATTTCAAATGATTTATATAATCAACGACATACTATATATTTGCTTTTACTTAAAGAAAATAACCCAGAATTTAAATATCTTGCTTATTTATTATATGATTTGCTATCTAATGATACTAATGGAACAGTAGATACTTTTGAACAAACTATTTTATATGATAGTTTTCCATGGGATATTAAAAAAAATTTCAGAAATGCAATGAAAGATACCGTTAAATATACTAATGAGTTAGCAAATTTTGATCATAATAAAATTCCTCTAGAGCAACAAATATGTTTGTTAAAGGTTCCTGATACCGTTAAGGAAAAAGCTATGTCTAAATTAAAAGAAGTGAAAACAAAAGAAGAAACAGGTTCTAAAGCAAGACAATATTTGGAAGGTTTATTAAAAATACCTTTTGGTATTTATAGAAAGGAGAAAATACTTACTGTTAAAAATGATATTCAAAGCGAATTCAAAATGTATCTAAATAAATGTATACAGGTATATGATATTGAAAATAATTATATACTAAAAAAAGATATATATACAAATATAGAAATTAAGAAATATGTAAAATATATTCATGATAATTACATCAATAATTTGGATAATATAATTGTTTCTAGATTTATTAGAAAAATAAATACCTTTAAAAGAACTGAATTAATTAATGCTATTTTAGAATTAAACTTATTCATTAAAATGAACTTTATTAAGTGTAACCATATTAACGGTAATATTAAGTATAATAAATTAACTTATTCAGGTTTGAAAATACCTGCTATTAAAAATAATATTATTAATTTTGTTAACACCTTTAATCATCATCCAAACATTTCTAGTACACTTAATTATATCATACTGACTGATAAAAATTCATTTCAGGTAATATATAAACACGAAAAAAATATTTATGAAAACTTAGAATCACTTAAATCCTATATGTTATGCGTTAATAATACATTAAATGATGCTGTATATGGACATGAACGAGCAAAGCGACAAATAGAAAGAATAATTGGTCAATGGATTAATGGTGATAATAAAGGTTATTGTTTTGGGTTTGAAGGTCCACCAGGTATAGGTAAAACTAGTCTTGCTAAAAACGGATTATCTAAATGTCTTATAGATGAAGATGGTAGCACCCGTCCTTTTTCACTTATTGCTATGGGAGGTTCATCTAATGGTACTGTACTTGAAGGTCACAGTTATACTTATGTTGGTTCTAATTGGGGTAAAATCGTTGATATTCTAATGGATAAGAAAATAATGAACCCTATAATATTTATAGATGAATTAGATAAGGTAAGTAGAACTGAACAAGGTAAAGAAATTATTGGAATTCTAACACATCTAATTGATTCTACGCAAAATAATTCATTTCAAGATAAATATTTTTCTGGGGTTGAAATCGATTTATCAAAAGTATTATTTATATTCAGTTATAATGATGTTGATTTAATAGATAAAATATTATTAGATAGAATACATAGAATAAAATTTGACATACTTACGCTAGAGGATAAAATTACGATTTCTAAAAAATATATATTACCAGAATTATTTGAAACTATAGGATTAAATGATATTATTCAAATACCTGATAACGTAATTGAATATGTAATTGAAACATATACAAATGAAGCAGGTGTAAGAAAATTAAAAGAAATACTATTTGAAATTATATCTGAAATTAACCTAGAAATATTAAATAATGAAACTGAATATGATATACCAATAATTATAACAGAGAATAATATAACTGATAAATATTTAAAGAAACATAACGAAATTACGCATACTTTAATACATGATAATTCTACTATAGGTATAATTAATGGATTGTGGGCAAATAGTATAGGATGTGGAGGTATTATACCTATTCAGGTGAATTTCTTCCCATCTTCTACATATTTAGAATTAAAATTAACTGGTATGCAAGGTGACGTTATGAAAGAAAGTATGAATGTAGCAAAAACTATTGCTTTTACATTACCTATTTGGCATTTAAATAACAATAATGATAACAATAACGATAACAATAATGATGACAAACAAATATCATATAAAGAACAGTTTAAAGATTATGGAATACATATACATTGTCCAGAAGGAGCTACACCAAAAGATGGACCTTCTGCTGGATGTGCTATTACATTAGCATTATATAGTGTTATACATAATATTAAAATAAAAAATACTGTTGGTGTAACTGGAGAAATTACGCTTCAGGGAGATATTACAAAAATTGGCGGATTAGAACTTAAATTATTAGGTGGAATACGTGGTGGTATTAATGAATTTATTGTTCCAGAACAAAATAAAAAAGATTATAATAATTTTATAGAGAGACATAGTAATTATATGGATGTTAAAATACATTTTATAAAACATATAACAGATGCGTTTCCATTAGTTTATGTTTATTAGTTTATGTTTAATAGTTTATGTATATTAATTTATAAGGTCTATTTTAACACTATTGTCATAACAATCTTCATATAATAAACAAGTAAATATTTTTGTGTTATTGATTTCTCCTATTCCACCTAGTATATTTTTTATTACATTATAATGTGTTACGCATAATATTCTTTTTTCAGGTCTTTCTAATAACCATTTTAATAATTTATCTGATAAATATGTAACTTTCCTTGGTGCATTATTTGCTTCGTATGAATTGGACCATTCAGGCGTAATCAAACTAAGATCTATTTTATCAAATAAGGAATAATTTTGAAGATTCTTATCATTTAATAAATTAACTATGCCTCTAAAATGATTTTCAGGCAATTTACTTCCCCCCACTTCTTTAAGATATGGATTACAAATTATGGGAATATCTATATTATCAAATGCTATTATTGCTGTTTGAATAGCTCTTGTTAATGGTGAAACAACTATTAATTCAGGTAAATTGTTTTTATCAGACCACGCTGATTTTGCCTGTATTACACCTAATCTACTTATATAACAATCAAATAATGATGGACTATCTATTTCTCTTTTTCTACATATTTGTGCATTAGATTCTGCATGTCTCATAAAATATATTGTTTTGAATTTATTCATATTAATATATACAATAATTAATTAAATAATTATTTAAATAATTAAATACTACATTATTTTATCATAATATTAAGTATATTTTTATATAACTATTAATATATACTTAATTAAAATGGCTATGCGATTATCTTTAAATAATATATTAAAATTTACGGGATATATTACTCCTTTTTTATTAACATTTTATTTAATTATGACATCTGTTATTAATAATGATGTTAAAGCACTAATATATTTAGCAGGTATATTGATTACTCTATTCTTAAATAAAAGTATATTCGTGAATCTTTTTAAAAGTCCTGTTTTACCTGATGCAGCAGAGTCATGCAATCTATTTAGTTCAGGTGTGACAGTAACACAATATAATAGTCCTGCATTTAATAGTGTTTTTATGGGATTTACAATGATTTATCTTATATTACCTATGATTAATTTAGGTTCTCCAAATGTATCTGTTATATTATTTTTAGTGCTATTATTTTTATTAGATGCTATTACAAAATTAACCGATAAATGTACTACTATATCTGGTGTGGTATTAGGTTTATTAATAGGTGGATTATTTGGAGCTATATGGTTTACTTTATTAGATTCATTAGGATATAAGGACCTTTTATATTTTAGCGAAACAACCTCTAGAGGTGCCGTATGTAGTAGACCCAGTAAGCAACAATTTAAATGTAAAGTTAAAACAGGTACAAGTATAGGTTAATATGTTTTTAAGGATAAAATTTGCCTCGATTATTCTGTAAAAACATTGACACGTTTTTTAATACCATTTGTCTTGCCATTGCATCACTTAATTGTCTATTATGTAATGGACGCCCTATTTCCTGTTTAAAATAGGCAAATATTTTTGAAAAATTTGCTCTTTTATACAGTTCCAATCCATCTATCGAATATTGAGGTGAACCTGTTCTAGCATTTACTGAATTATGAAATCCACATAACATCTGTTTTAATTGTTCTTTGGTATTTACATGTCCTATATTTATTCGTTTCATAAAATTTACTGCATGATCTCTACAATCAGGACAAGGTAATACACTACATATATTTTTTATATGTGACAAAACCTCTCCTTTTATACCGTCATATTCATTCTCTTTAATTTTTTCAGCTAAAGTATGGAAAAAATACCAAGTAGGTGTACCCCATGATTTAGACATTTCAATAATATTAATCTATATAAAGATATGATATTAATATTATAATAATAAACATATATATTTTTATGACGCAATATATAGTTGAAGATAATATTGATTTTTTTGCAGAATTAAATAAGTCTTCATCTAATAACAATATCATTATTGATAATGATAATGAAAATGATTTATCTTTAGAAAAATGCTTAATTAGTAATAAACCTCTTGATAAAAATCATATTAAACTTGAATGCAATCATACATTTAATTTTATACCTTTATATTTAGAAATAAAGCAACAGAAAACTATTAAGAACTTTAATGAAATTATTTTATTGAAAAAAAATCAAATTAAGTGTCCTTATTGCAGAAACATACAAAGTAAATTATTACCATATTATAATAATCATAATGAATCATTAGAGTCTGATATTGTTGAAAAACTATCCGGTGTTAATATGCCAAAAAAAGATTGTATGTGGTTACATAAATGTTCTGGAATATTTAAAGGAGGACCTAATAAAGGACAACAGTGTAATAAACTATGTAATGATTTTATGTGTTCACAACATATTAAACAACTTGATAAAAACACTAATACTATAATAACTACTACACCGGTTAACAGAAATAATCAAACTTGTAACAACTGTAACGCTACTAACCTTAACGGCAAAAAATGTAAAAAATCAGGGAAAAATTGTTTAACTATTTCTGTAGATGGTAATGAATATAAAAAATACTTATGTACTACCCATAATAATAAATACCTTAAATTTAAGGATACTTGGGATAACTATGATTTAAAAATATATTTTACTTAAAATAAAATAAATATATCCTACTATCATATATAATATGGATACTAAACAACAACTTGTTGAAAATATTAAACAATGGATTAAAAATGATAACGAAATAAGGCAGTTGCAAGCAGAAGTAAAAAAACGTAAAGATAATAAAAAAATACTTTCCGAAAAATTAGTAGAAGTCATGAGAGATAATGAGATTGATGAATTTGATATAAGTGATGGAAAATTAGTATATTCTAAGAAAAAGGTAAAGGCACCTTTAAGTAGAAAGCATCTTGTAGATAGTTTAATGAAGTTTTATGAAAATGATAAAAAAATGGTCGAACAAATATCAACACATATTATGGATACAAGAACCGAAAGTGTTAAGGAAACTATTAACCGTAAAATAAATACACAAAAATAAATAGACACAGAAGTAAATCTATTTGATAACTATATTAATATATAATTAATTATTAATATAGTATATATGATTCCATTTACTGAAAATAAAATATCTGTTGATAATCAAGTATCTTATAGTCCCACTCCTAAAAGTGAACCTTTAGATATAAATAATACATATCAACAAAATAACAATGGAAATATATTTTTTGATACTTATCAAAATAATATTACAGATTATGACAATACAACACTCTACAATTCAGAGTTAGATGAAGAATCAGAACCAGAAGAAGAACTAGAATTAGATGATGAAGAATCAGAAGTAGATGATAATGAATCAGAAGAAGAATCAGAAGAAGAACCAGAAGAAGAACCAGAAGAAGAACCAGAAGAAGAACCAGAATTAGATGACGAAGAATCAGAAGAAGATGATAATGAATCAGAAGATAATGAATCAGAATTAGATGATAATGAATCAGAAGAAGAATCAGAAGAAGAACCAGAAGAACAACCAGAATTATATGACGAAGAACAAGAAGATCCAGAAAACTATGTTGAACCTGATACATATAGTGGATATATCGGATATGATACGGTAGGTTATTCAAGTAAATTAATGGATAAACATAAATATAAATATAAATATCCTATTCAAAAACTGGTTCAAAATATTGATACAATTGATTATGATAATATTACCAATATTAACTTGGCAATTTATAAAATAAACGATTCATCTATCAAACCTTTTTTAGAATTTTTACTATATAAATTTAAAGATAGTGGTTTATCTAATTCTGATTTAGAAAAGAGTATACTAAGAAATAAATTCCCTAAAAAAATAGATGAACTTAATTACATATATAATTTAAATACAGTTGAAAACACACTTATATTTCCAAGACTGGAACTGAATAAAGATATTACTTTGAAAGAAAATATACTCGGGTTTTTTGAAGATATATTTTATAAAGAAACTGATAAAAAAATTAATAAGAAAAAATATATTATAGATGGATACATAGTTTATGATAATGAACCAGTTATATTTATAAATGTAAGTAAGATTTCAAAACAATTTGAAAAAAATTATATTGATTTAAAAAAGAAAAACGATGAGTGGTGGTGGTGTTCTATTTCTGAAATTTTAAATACTGGACATATATTTAATTTTCCAATACATAAATCAGTAACCATTTTTTTTCTGAATAATCCAAATACATATACTTTATATGAGTCAAAAAACGATAATTCAATTGAGATACCAATTGTAGCTTATATTGGCGATAATTATAAAAAGGGGTTATTTAGAGCAACGCTAGGTTCAACGAGATCAATGCGTGAAAATAGTCATTTTGGTCCATATTATTATTCCACTACATTTCAAAAAGCCGTTTCATATGCTGGATGGAACGATAATAATATCAAAAATAATAAGGGTGTTATAATAAGATATATTATTTTTAAAGGTTTGGGTAAAATAATTTTGAATAATAATTTAAATAAAACAATTAAATCAGAAGATATTACGGATATAACTGGTAATTGGACTAAAACATATAATAATATAATTGCTGGACGATTATTATTAGATGACGATTCTTTATTTGAACATGAACCAACTATTAGTACAAGTGTATATATGCAAAGACAGATAATGTCTTATGCTATATTAGATAAAACATATTTAGGTGAAAAATGGGTCCCTGATGGTATTTATTCTATAGAATAAAATATTTATATTTGTATTT